CTAAAACTTATTGGGATGCACAATAAAGGACAACTATATGAAAAAAACAACGGTTGATAAATTAAATAAAGTATTAGATATAACAGGTGACTTGATACCAGTTGAAAGAAATAAAAAAAATAAGGCGCCTTGTGTTACAACAACTACAACAGACGTAACATCTGATTATAATTTTTCAAGAGATCAGTATCATAACCTCATTGAAAAAGGTAATGAAGCTTTGGATGAAATATTGAGTATTGCAAAAGAATCAGAATCACCAAGAGCATTTGAAGTTACTTCAATGTTGATTAGGAATTTATCTGATACTACAAAAGAACTTTTACAATTACAAAAAGCTGTAAAAGACCTCGATAATAATAAAGACCCTCATATTGTAAATAATTCTTTGTTTATTGGAAGTACAAAAGAACTTCAAGATTTGTTGAGTAATAAAAAATGAAAGAAGAAGCTTATTTAGGTAACAGACTATTAAAACCAACCAATGTTCCTCATCAATTTACTAAACACGAAGTTAAAGAATATGTAAAATGTCAAAACGATATTATATATTTTCTTAAAAACTACGTTCAAGTTATTCATGTTGATAAAGGGTTGGTTCCTTTTGATCTGTATGATTATCAGGAAGAACTGATTAATACTCTAAATGATAATAGATATGTTATTGTAAAGAGTGCTAGGCAGTCTGGTAAATCTGTAACAAGTCTTGGTTATATTTTACATTATGTATTATTTAACAAAACAAAAATAGTTGGTTTGTTGGCTAACAAAGCATCTACATCAAGAGAGTTGCTTGGAAGATTACAGACAGCTTATCAACATCTGCCAAAGTTTTTACAACAAGGTATTGTTGAATGGAATAAAGGAAATTTGGAACTAGAAAATGGTTCTAAGATTATAGCATCTTCTACATCTTCATCTGCTATTCGTGGTTACAGTTTTTCGTTATTGTTCTTAGATGAGTTTGCTTTCGTACAAAGAACGATTGCAGATGCATTTATCAAATCAGTTTATCCTACAATTTCATCTGGTAAAGATACTAAGATTATCATGGTGTCTACACCCAATGGATATAACTTGTTTTATAAGTTTTGGAATGATGCTGTAGAAGGTAATAATCAATTTAAGACATTTACAATTCATTGGACTAGTATTCCAGACAGAGATAAAGAATGGCGCAAAAATATTATATCAGATATTGGAGAAGAAGCATTTAGACAAGAGTATGAAGCAGAGTTTTTAGGTTCTTCCAATACTCTAATATCATACGCATCATTACAAGAGTTGTCATATATATCCCCTATATGGTCAAAAGACGATTTAGATGTATATGAAGATCCAGAAATGGGCAGAATTTATGCGATGACAGTTGATACGGCTCGTGGACAGGGTTTAGATTATTCTACGTTCACAGTTATTGATACTACTGAAGTTCCCTATAAAATAGTGGCAAAATATCGCAATAATGTCGTAGCTCCTCTACTCTTTCCTAATATTATAAATATTATTGCAAAGAAGTATAATGACGCATATATATTAGTAGAAACAAATGATATTGGATCTCAGGTAGCCGATGTCCTACATCACGACTTAGAGTATGAAAATATACTCACAGTTTCATGGTACGGACGACACGGCCAACAGATTTCAAGTGGTCATAATAAAGATATATCATATGGTGTGAGAACAACCAAACAAGTTAAAAAAATTGGATGTTCAAATTTAAAGAGTATGATTGAAGAGAATAAGTTGCTTATTCAAGACTACGATATCATCTCTGAACTTACGACTTTTGTTACAAAGGGAGATACTTTTGCAGCAGAAGATGGTTCAAATGATGACTTAGCTATGACATTAGTTTTGTTTGGTTGGTTAGTAGATCAACAATATTTTAAAGAATTGAGTAATCAGAATATTCGGGATAAGTTATATCAAACTAAGATGGATGCTATTGATGATATGACTCTCCCATTTGGTATTATTGATGATGGATTGGATGATAAGTATGAATCAATGCCCGATGGTGGTATGTGGGAAAGGGTTGATACATTTAACAAGTAAAATCTATATCAATATTAAGAATGTAAAGGAGAACAAAAATGGCTTTTCAAGTATCACCAGGAATTAACGTAACAGAACAAGATTTAACAACTGTTGTACCAAATGTAGCAACAACTATTGGTGCGATGGCCGGAGGATTCCAATGGGGACCCTGCCTAGAAAGAGTACAGATATCATCTGAAAATGATTTAGTTGCATTATTTGGTAAACCAGATACAAACACGTTTACGTGGTTTTGGACTGCAGCTAACTATCTTGCATATGCAAATAATTTATGGGTTATTAGGAATGTAGGAGCTGCAGCAAAAAATGCTGTTGTTGGAGATACCGATGCTGGTACGGCAGTTACTGTTCTTAATAAAGATTCATATGATAGTATTACATTTACAGATCAAGTATTTGTTGCAAAGTACCCAGGTGCTTTAGGTAATAGTTTAAAAATACAGGCAATTGATTCTGATGGTTGGGGAGATTCCACAATCAATACACTTTTTCTTGCTAACTTTGATAGAGCTCCAGGTACATCCACAGATGTTGGAAATGCTGGTGGTGCTAATGACGAGATGCATATTCTTGTTATTGATGAGGATGGATTGTGGACAGGAACTCCAGGATATATTTTGGAGAAACATGCTTTCGTAAGTAAAGCATCTGACGGAAAGAAAATTGATGGTGCAACTAATTATGTTGTAAATGTTATGCGTAATGAATCTAAATATGCATATGTTGGTTTGGTAACTAAGTTTACTGAAAATTCAACTGGTGCAGGTACGAATGCTGGGCAACCAAAAGCTAGTGCAACTTTTAAAACTTTTAATAGTGCAACTGCTGCCGAAGCAATTATAGGTGGTTCTTTGACTCTTGGTGTTTCTGATGATGCACAAACAGATGCATTACTTCAAGCAAGTTATGCATTGTATACAACACCTGAAGTTATTGATATAACATTAATATTGGGTGGATCATCTTCAACTACAACAGGTCGTTGGATTATTGATAATATAGCTTCTGTACGAAAAGATTGTATGGCATTTGTATCACCATTACAAGCTTCTGTTGTTAATAATTCTGGTGGAGAAGTCGCAGCACTTACCACAGACAATACTGCTCTTGGTTCTTCAAGTTATGCAGTAATGGATAGTGCTTGGAAATATCAATATGACCGATATCGAGATGTGTTTATGTATGTTCCGATGAATGGTGATATTGCTGGTCTATGTGCTAGAACAGATTATACTAATGATGCATGGTGGTCACCTGCTGGTTTGAATCGTGGTACTATCAAGAATATTGTTAAACTTTCTTGGGAAGCTACTAAAGCAAATCGTGATACAATGTATCCGATAAGTATCAATCCAACTATCACCATGACAGGTGCAGGTGTAGTTCTTTGGGGTGACAAAACAATGCAAGTAGTTCCAAGTGCATTTGATAGAATCAATGTACGAAGATTATTTATTGTTCTTGAGAAAGCAATCTCAATAGCTGCAAAATCTATGTTGTTTGAGTTCAATGATGAATTTACAAGAGCACAGTTTGTAAATATGGTTTCACCATTTTTACGAGATGTACAAGGAAGGCGTGGTATTACTGACTTTAAGGTAGTTTGTGATAGTTCTAATAATACTGGTCAAGTTATTGATACGAATAATTTTGTTGGTGATATTTATATCAAACCAGCACGTTCTATCAACTACATCCAGTTAAACTTTATTGCCGCACGAACTGATGTTTCTTTCTCAGAAATCGGTGGGTAATCTTATAAATACTTACAAATCTTAAAGGAGTAATAACATGGCAACAATATCAGATTTTAGTAGTAAATTCAGAGGTGGTGTAAGACCAAATCTGTTTGCTTGTAATATAACAATACCGGGTGCAGTTGGTAATTTATCTCGTGAATTTACTTTTCATTGTAAAGGAACTTCTTTACCGGCTTCTTCAGTTCCTGCAATTGATGTTCCGTTTCTTGGTAGACAATTAAAAGTTCCAGGAGATCGAACATATGCAGATTGGACAGTAACCGTATTCAATGATGTTGATATGGCTATGAGACATACGTTTGAAGGATGGATGGCAAAGATACAAAATCATGGTGCTAATGTACAACACTCAACAGCTCATGCTGATATATATGGTCAAGGAACTGTTACACAACTTAGACGAGATGGTTCAGCAGTTTCAACTTATGCATTAGAAATTCTTCCTACAGAAGTTGCAGCTATTGAAGTTGCATGGGAATCTAATGATGCAGTTGAAGAATATGCTGTAACATTTGCTGTGAACTATTGGGTACCTAAAAGTGGTGGAAGCAATTTCACATCTGGTGGTTCAGATTCAACTGAATGGAATATTAATGTTGGATCAAGTGGTGTTTCTGGTTCTGTTTCAGGTGCATTGGGTAGTTTAGGAGTTAACTTTCCAAAATAATTATGAATTGTTGGGGGTGATTTTTTCACCCCCGATGTTTTATTGAATTTTAATAAAGGATAGAGGATATTTTATATGGCAATTGAATTATTTGGTTTTGAAATAAAGTCTAAAAAAGATAAGAAGGGCAAAACTTTTGTAACACCAGAGAATACTGATGGTGCAACTACCGTTGTTGATGGTGGTGGAATCATGGGGCATTATCTGAATACAGAAGCAGATGCCAAAAATGAACAGGCTTTAGTTCAAAAATATCGTGAAATGAGTTTTACACAAGAAGTTGATGGAGCTGTAGAAGATATTATCAATGATGCTATTATTCAAGAAGAAGGAAGAGCAGTACTAGCACTTGATTTATCATCTTTAGATTATACTGATGCCATTCAAGATAAAATACATTCTGAGTTTTCTACAATACTCGACTTACTAGATTTTAATCAAAACGGTGCAGATTTATTTAAAAAGTGGTATGTTGATGCAAGGATGTATCATCATATTGTTATTGATAATGACAGACCTAAAGATGGTATTAAAGAGTTGATTCCTATTGACCCTTTAAATATTGAAAAAATAAGAGAAGTTAAAAAAAGTAAAAAGAATGGTATTGAAGTAGTAGAAGATATTCAAGAATACTATATTTATTCACCTGATGCTATGAATGGTGGTTCAGGACAACAAGGAATCGGTGGTCAAAATGGAATTGTTCAAGTTGCACCCGATGCGATTTCATATGTTCATTCTGGTTTAATCGATACAGTAAAACAAATTGTTATTGGTTATTTATATAAAGCAATCAAACCTTGGAATCAGTTAAGAATGATTGAAGATGCACTTGTTATATACAGATTAGCAAGAGCTCCAGAACGAAGAATATTTTATATTGACGTTGGTAATCTTCCCAAGTTAAAAGCAGAGCAGTACTTACAACAGGTAATGAATCGTTATAAGCAAAAGATGACTTATAATGCAGCATCAGGAGAAGTAGAGGATCAACGTAAACATCTTTCAATGTTAGAAGATTTTTGGTTGCCAAGACGAGAAGGTGGGAGAGGTACTGAAATTAGTACACTACCTGGTGGACAAAATCTTGGTGAAACAGACGACATTGAATATTTTAGAAAAAAATT